CCGCCAATCACCCATGTTTTTGGAGGACAAGTCGTCATGACTGGCTATGTAAAAACCACCACCGACAATCAATTTGTCGAATATCCTTACGGCGCAGAAGAGTTGATGCGCGACAACCCAGGCCTTGGTTACAATTACCAGTCCAACTTTGTCGAAATTTTCCCCAATACCGACGCCTACAAAGTGCATGGCTTTCGTTTGCATTATGTAGAAATTGACGCAGATCCAACTTACGACGGCAAAACACAGACGGTGTCACGCTCCCCGCAGCCGTTTGTCCGTGACGGTAAGTGGGTATTTTCTTGGATTATCCGCGATTTGACTGCCGAGGAAATTGCTAATATGGAGAAAATGCAAGCTGAACTATTAAAACGATAAAGGAAAATTTTATGTCTGCACCGATAGACGAACTGAATCCAATACACTGTTTTCCGACAACCATCTACGTTGTCAAGAAGCCGCAATTTCTTGATAACACCCGCAAGGTTGTTGATGAATATATTGAAAAGCGCAAAAAAGAGCAGGGTCAAACGAATGAAGTTTACCCTGTCTACATGACCGATAATTTGTATGAAGACCCGCGTCTGGAAGACCTTTGCGCTTACATCGGCGGCACGTCGTGGAATATATTGGGCGAGCAAGGTTATGACATGCGCAATTACAGCACGTCATTTACCGAAATGTGGGCGCAACAGCACTTTAAATTTTCCGGTATGGACCAACACGTCCACGCCAGATCCGCTCAAATTGTTGGCTTTTATTTTTTAAAAGTTCCGCAGGGCGGTTCTGTTGCCACCTTCCACGACCCGCGTGCGGGCAAGGTTCAGGCTGGCATTGATGAGTTTCAGCCAGAAAACATTACCCACGCCAGCAATGCCATTAATGTGGCGCCTGAGGAAGGCACGATTGTCTTCACGAATGCGTGGCTCCCGCATTCATTTACGCGCAATACTTCTGACAATCCAATGACATTTATTCATTTTAACCTGACAGTGACGGCGAATCCGCCCGCACCACTGGCGGAGGTCATATGAATAAATACAGCATTAGATTCAACAAAAGTCGCGGGCAGCCCAATCGTGGCACAATTGACCACGTTTGGCGCGTGTTTGAAAATGATGGCAAGGAATATCTTTTTAAGCATTTCAAAGTTAATGTTCCGTGCTATAGTGAGCGTGCAGGGGAAGACTGGAATCTCGCGTGTGAGGGCTATCTTACGATAGATCGGGAGACGTCCACGGCAATTATTAACGCGAGTTAGCCATGACGTTTAGCGACCACAAACTTGTTGAAGACGGCGCAATTGCAGTGGGGGCGGTTACCCTCCCCTACTGGACAGTTTACCTTAATGAGTGGGTCGCATTTGGAATAACCATAGCCACTTTTATTCTCATTATTTTGAGAATAATTTTAGCAATCAAAGAATGGCGCGAGAAAAGTGAGTAATGGACGACAAGGGTCACTTCGATGTTAGCAAAATTGCCAGCATGGCCTTTCCGGTCATTGTTGCCGCAATAACATGGCTCATTTCCGGCATTAATGGCCTGCATATGGATGTTCAGGACATTAAAGGCAAAATGCCATTGCTCATTACACCTCAAGGAATACCAACAGATAGCCCTATAAGCGCGGATGCTAGATACAAATTACGCGATGAGATGCTCAAAGAAATTAACGATCTTCGTGTTCGTGTTAGGCTTTTGGAAGCAAAACTGGGAGAAAAACAATGAAAATGTCTGACGAGGGCAGGCGCGACCTGCTGCAAAAGTTTGAAGGGTGCCGGCTCACTGCTTACCGTTGCCCCGCTGGCATTTTGACGATCGGCTACGGCCACACAAGCGCTGCCGGCGATCCGGCTGTTTTTGAAACTATGACCATTACGCAAGACAAGGCCGAGCAGATCCTCGCCCGCGACTTGGCTAAGTTTGAGCGCGGCGTCGAGTCAATGGTTACGGTGTTGTTGGATCAGCACCAATTCGACGTGCTTGTTGACTTTGCTTATAACGCCGGCCTCGGCGCCTTGCAAAAGTCAACACTCCTCAAAAAGGTCAATGCGCGTGACTTTGATGCGGTGCCGGCTGAATTGATGAAGTGGACAAGGGGCGGCGGCAAGGAATTGCCTGGCCTTGTGCGTCGCCGTCAGGCCGAGTGCGCTGTGTGGGCTTTGGCTCACAATCACCCAGAGGAAGAGCAAGACCACCGCGTTGAGCCAGACCCAGTGCCTGCTCCGCCCGAAAAGACCATGCTTGATAGCAAGCAGGGCAATGCGGCCATTGCCACAACGGCCATTGGCGGTATAAGCGCGGCAAAAGAAATAACCAATCAGGCTCAGGACGCCACCGACTTAGTGTCAACGGTTACCGGACTGTTTCATAACACCAACTTCCTTTTGATGGTGGCGCTTGTGGGTCTCGGCCTTGCTATTTGGTATTGGCGCTCCCAGCACATGAAGGAGCACGGCATATGATCGCATTTTTGCTAACTCCGATCGGGCGTTATATTGCAATTGCGACCCTCACTATTGCTCTTTTGCTTGGAATTTATTACAAAATACGGTCTGACGCCGTGGCTGACATGGAAGCCGCCGCCAAGGCCGACATTCTGAGGAGAACGCAAAATGCGATACGCGCTGGCGATAGTGTTGACAACTCTGATGGCGGGCTGCTCAAGCCTGACCGGAACCGTCGGGACTAACGGTGCCGTTTGTAACGTCTGGACTGACATTACCTACAGCTCAAAAGACACAAGAGACACGATTGCGGACATCCGCATTCATAACGCTCGCCGTGAGGCGTGGTGTTCCAAGTAAATTCGTGTTATACTGTCTTTTGGCAGGGGTAAAACATGACGACGGGCCTTACCTATTCGCAGTATAAGACGCTGATCGCTACGCTTGCCGTTGTCGATGAGGCAGATTCTGCCTACAATACAATCCTGCCGCAAATGATTACATACGCCGAAAACCGTATGTATCGCGACCTTGATTTTCTTTTTACCAGCACATCAATTACTGGCTACAATATACCAACCGGCAGCCGTTCTATTACTATTCCGCAAGGCACGATTGTTGTTAGTGATCAAATTAACATTATTACGCCGGCCGGCACAATTAACCCTGACGCTGGCACCCGCACGCCTTGCTTGCCCACGACTAAAGAGTTTCTTGACGCCGTCTATGGCGCTGCAAGTTACACTGGCATGCCGCAATATTTTGTGCCATTTAACGATAATTTGTTCTTATTTGGCCCGTATGCTGACCAGAGTTACTACGTTGAAATTATTGGAACCTATCGCCCAACAAGCTTGTCGGCGACCAATACAACGACGTTTATTAGCCTCTACTTGCCTGACGTGTTCACGATGGCGAGCATGATCTATATTTCTGGCTACCAGCGCGACTTTGGCCGTCAGTCTGACGACCCGCAAATGGCGCAGTCTTACGAAAACCAATATCAGTTACTCCTGAAGGGTGCGGCGGTCGAAGAGGCGCGCAAGAAGTTTGAGTCGTCTGGCTGGTCGTCGCAAAGTCCGTCTCCTGTTGCAACGCCATCAAGGGGGTAATTTATGCCCCACGCCGCCCTTAAACTCATTCCTGGCGTTGATCAAAACAGGACGCCGGCATTAAACGAAGCGGCCATTTCGTCGTGCAATTTGATCCGTTTTGTGCCTGACAAACAGGGTCTGGGCCTCGTTCAAAAACTTGGCGGGTGGACTAAATTTTATCCTAACAGCATTGGCTCGATCGTCCGCGCATTGTGGGCGTGGGAAGACACAAATGCCAATTCTTATTTGGCTGTTGGCGCTCAATCAACACTGTCTTATATAATTAATGGCAATCAATTAGCCATCACGCCGCGTCAATTTACCGACAATGTCGCCGTTAACATATCTTACACAACGGGCAGCAGCACGTTTACCATTACGGACACGGGCAGCAACATTACGCAGTATGATAGCGTTTATATAACAACGCCGATCGCGGCTGGCGGTGTTGTGTTGTTTGGTTTTTATCCCTGCACTAACCCAACGTCGTCAGCCAATACATATAAAATTACGGCGGTTAATACTCTTGGCACTGCCGCTCCGGCTACTTTCTCGTCATCTGTTGCGACAACTGGCGCCAGCGGATCCGGAACGGCGGCCACGCTGACCTTTGCCGGTGGCGGCGTTTATCCCGTCGGCAGCAAGATAACGGTCTCAGGCGTCACGCCGTCAGGTTATAATGGCACTTACACAGTCACTGTGTCGTCGGCAGGCTCCGTGTCCTTTGCAAGCTCCACAACGGGCGCTCAGACGGTCGCCGGCA